AGTGCCAGGGCAATGACAGCAGCACTAAACCAAACAGTAAAGCGGTTCATGGTTGCTTTGCCTCTTGTAGTAGTTCGATTCGTTCGCGGCTGACGCGCAGCGTGTTGTACCGCTGGTGCAGGCGCTCCAAGACCGACACCCGGCGTTGGTTAACGCGCTCCTCGGTCAGCATCTCCAGCACCCGCGTTTCGTCCAGCGTCCGCAATTCAGCGTTAAGGCTTCGCCAAGTAGTTGTCAATTTTTTTCTCCAAGGTAATTATCAAATTTTTCAACCTGGCGACAGTACGCGCTGCCGCGTTTGCTTCCCGGTCGCGTATCTTCAGTTCGGCCAGCGCGGCTTTTAACTGCGCCTTCCATAGGTCTATCCGTTTCATTTCAAAGCCTCCAATGCAATATCAGACAATGTGCGCTTGTCGTGTAGCGCACCCCAGATCTTTTCGTCAATCGTCTTGTGGGTCAGCAAGACGTAGCACCAGACCGCGTGCTGCTGGCCGCTGCGGTGCAGCCGCCCGATGGTCTGCTCGTACAGCTCCAACGACCAGGGCAGCGACAGAAAGACGATATGGTGCCCACCCGTCTGTAAGTTCAGGCCGTGGCCAGCCGACTTCGGATGCACCAGCAGCAGCTCGATCTGGCCAGCGTTCCACCGCTCAATTGCCCGGTCATCGTCCAGCGTCTGCGCGTGCGGCAGGCGGCGCTTGAGTTCGGCCAGTTCCTCTTGGTAGGTGTAAACCACTAGAGTGTTGGCGCGCTGGTTCTCGGCCAGCAAGTCCTCCAGCCTTTCAAACTTGTGCGGCGACAGCCAGACAGGGCCGTTGTCGGTGTACAGGAAACCGCTGGACATCTGTTGCAACTTCTGGGTGACCACAGCCGCGTTGACCGCCACAACGTCGTTCAGCACAAAGTCCTTCTTCATGGTGTTGTAATCGACCATGCCCATGTCGCACTGCAACTCAACCGTGTGCAGCGGCGGCAGCTTGTCCTTGTAATCGCCTGGCTCCAACAGGTAGGTGGCTGGCTTGATACGCTCCATGACCTGCGCCAGCGATCCTGGCCGTGGTGCCCATTCGCCGTACTCTTTGTTGATCAGAATGAAATACTGCTGCTGGAACGCGCCCTTGCTGCGGCCAAGCAGCGTCTGGTCAACGATCTTGCACTGGCCGAACACGTCTTCAAGGCCGTTGCTGGTGAACGAGCCAGTCAAGCCCCAGCGGATGTTCATGTTGCAAATGACCTTGTTCAGCGTCTTGAACCGTGTGCCTGACGGGTTCTTCAGCTTGGTCAGCTCGTCGTAGACGATGCCGTCGATGTGCGCCAGGTTCTGCATCGACAGCCACTGTATGTTGTCGTAGTTGGTCACGATGATCTGCGCGCCGCTGTACAGCGCCTTCTTGCGCTGCATGGGCGTGCCGACTGCCACCGCCAGGGTGCAGCGCGCCGCCCACTTGGGCTGCTCGACTGGCCACACGTCCGTACAGACGCGCTTGGGTGCCAGCACTAGGAACCGCTTGACCACACCGTCAGCCAGCATATCCTGCATGGCCGTCAGCGTGATGGCGGTCTTGCCTGCGCCGACTGGCGCGAGGATCATCGCCCGGTCGTGTTCGTACAGGAAGTCAGCCGCCGCCTCTTGGTAGTCACGCAACTTCATTTGCGATCCTCTCACCAATCCAGCGCACCACTGGCACAGCCCAAGAGTTGCCCAGGGCTTTGTAACGCGGCCCGTCTGGGCATTTGTCCTTGATGTTGGTGTAGTTGTCTGGAAAGCCCTGAAGTCTCTCGCATTCAACGCAGGTTAAGCGGCGTACTTGCATGGCGGTTCGCAAACCAAGTCCACCAGCATTTTGACTAACGCGATAGCCCTCGGTTGTAATTGCAGGCGCAATATCAACCTCACGAATGGCGTGAAAGTTTTCTTCAAACGCCACCGCATGGCTATGCCCTTTGGTCAGGGTGAAGCTAGGGTCACCGGGTTGGCCAAACCCCAATCCTCCGCTTGAGTGCCCCGGTGTCATGTTCATGGTGTCAATGGGGATTGCTTGCGCTACACCATGCACACCTGTAGCGTTCAGCGTGTACATCGGACCGCCTTCAGTAAACCCAACGCCATTGCCACCGTTCTCAGGTTTACGCCCAATAGTGTTTTCTGCTAAAGCAATGGGTTCACAGCTAAAGTGACCCCCTGTAGTAGGAATCAATGTCTCTGTTTCGGCATCCATCCTGTTTTTGGTTATCAGGCATTTGCTTACCAATGGTAAACATTCCCCCCCCCCCGTTAATATGTTGGTTTTCAAGTCCTTGTTTATTACCAAAATGTGCATCAATAGTTGGTGCAATTTCGGGAGGCCATTGCATCAAATGACCTTGTGCCGCATCTTGAACACTTATGCTTTGTTTTGTTCTGGCGCACAAGCTACCGACTGAAGTGCCTGTTCTAGTGCTGGCGGCAACACCTTCCCTCTTTTCTCGGCTCGGCGCAGTATCCCGGCGCACGCCCTCGAACTCAAAAAGAACCGCTGCGGGATCAAAGTCTGCTCTAGCACTTGCGACAACGAACACACGGCGGCGGCGTTGGGCCACTCCGAAATATTGGGCATCGAGGACTCGCCACGCGACTGCTCTTTGGGGACCATCAATAAAACCCGCGTTAGTCCATCTGCCCCCTGGTGGGACGAGTGCATCGTCTTCCCCGGCAAGTGCTCCCAAAAAGCACCCAAAGGCGTTGTCTTTGGTACTGAGGACACCGGGGACGTTTTCCCAGAAGACAATGCTGGGATTGGATTGTTGAACAGATCGTACTTGGTCAATTGCATTGGCGATACCTACGAATGTGAGTGAAAGATTTCCACGGGCGTCATCAAGTGACTGGCGCAGACCGGCAAAAGAAAAGGCTTGGCACGGTGTGCCACCACAGAAAACATCAGGAGCTTCAACCTCACCAGACAGAATGCGCTCTGGCAGTGTGGTCATGTCGCCAAGGTTTGGGACATCAGGGTAGTGGTGATTAAGCACGGCAGACGGGAATGGCTCAATCTCTGACAGCCATGCGGCCTTCCAGCCCAGTGGATGCCAAGCGACAGATGCGGCCTCAATGCCGCTACAAACGCTACCGAATTTCATTGAGCCAGCCATCTATTTGTTCCTTGTTCCACAGGCAAACGTAGTTTTGTTTCATGCGTGCCATATCCGACATGAAAACCTTCTGCAAGGGCGACAGCCTGCCACCCTCCGTCTTGACCTCAACGAACCATGTCTGGCCGTCAGGTAAGCACACGATGCGGTCAGCCACGCCGCGATGCTGGGGGCTGGTGAATTTGTAGGCCATCCCGCCAGCCGCTTTCACACGGTCAACAAGATAGCGTTCAATAGTTTTTTCAAGCATGGCCTAAATTCTACACCATGTAAAAAAGATTTGCACAACAATTATTTTGGTGCTACACTGAACGCCTCATCAACTAAATTGGAGTTCATATGAAAATCACAGCACACATTCACTTTGTCAAATACTCTTGGGAAACCGAGGGCAAATTTGAGTTGTTCAGCCACAAACTGGACGATGCAGAGTTCCGGACTTATGTCTGCACTCAAGAGGTTGAGATTGATATACCGGAAAACTACGACCCACGCGCGCAGCAGATTGCCGCGTTGGAAAAGCAAAAGCAGAAAGCTATGGCTGACTTCCAAAAGTCAGTAGATGACATTAACGAGCGCATCAGCAAACTGCAAGCACTGGAGTACACAAATGCAGCACAGTAAGATCGTCGGCGGTAGCACCGCCAAGCGCGTCATCAACTGCCCAGGCAGTGTGGCGTTGGTGGCTAAGATGCCACCGCAGCCCACCAGTTCGTATGCCGAGGAAGGTACGCTGCTCCACGACGAGATCAGCAAGTTTTTGGGTGAGTTGGAGTACAGGTTTACCTGTTCTCAGGATCTGATCGAAGACAAGTTAAAGCCAGCATTAAATTTGCTGGACGAGATTGACCCCGATAAAACTATGGAGTACGAGGTCGAGACTCGCGTAGGCTTTGGTGACCTGCTGCCAGGCGTGTTTGGCTCGACTGATTTGATGGGCCGCATAGGCGACAAGGCCATCATTCTGGACTGGAAGTTTGGTTCGGGCGTGCCTGTGCCAGCAGAGGAAAACGAGCAACTGATGTTCTACGCCGCTGCTGCCATGCGTACCCCCGGCGCGCAGTGGGTGTTTGACGGCGCGACAGAAGTCGAGCTGATTATCATCCAGCCGCCGTCTATCAAACGCTGGACAACCACCATTGAGCGCATCAAACAGTTTGAGCAGACGCTGGTTAAGGCCGTGAAGCTGGCCGAGCAGCCAGACGCGCCGCTCAAGCACGGTGACCACTGCCGCTGGTGCGCGGCCAAACCAACTTGCCCCGTCATCACTGGCGCTGTTGACCGCGCTGTGGCCATGAAAATTGACGCGATTGATATTGACAAGATCGGCGCGTATTTGCACAATGCTGATCTCCTCGAAGATTGGATCAAAGACTTGCGATCCCTCGCCGAGGAAATGATGAAAAAAGGCCGTGCCGTGCCGGGTTGGAAGATGGTGCCCAAGCGGGCGACACGATCATGGGTGAAGGAGGAGGACGCTAAGACGGCGCTGCTCCAGCACCTGAAAGAATCTGAAGTGGTGGAGATGAAGTTGGTCAGTCCGGCTGCTGCCGAGAAGCTGCTTAAAACGCAGAAGCTCAAGCTGCCGGACGGGCTGACAGTTTCCATCAGTTCGGGTAACACGATTGCCCCGGAGAGCGATCCCCGGCCAGCAGTCGTACTCATCGGGCAGCAGTTAAACGCCGCCCTTTCTAAAATAATGTAAAGGAAAATTAAATGTTAGCTGTATTCAAATCCGCTGGTTTGCCAGCCGTTTCTTCCCTCGCAACTTCCCTCCGCTCTATCGCCGTCGATGTCGGCCCTGCTGGTGTTGTCATCCTCAAGATGGACAAGACTGGTCACTGGGTATTCGGCGCTGACCAGACCGAGGTGGAAGATGACACCACCTGGGCTGTCAATCCTTTCAGTTTCGTTCACGGCTTTATTGCTTGGGGTGATGGTGAGGTGCTAGGTGAAAAGATGGCCAGCGTCAGCCAGCCGCTGCCTGAGTTGGATGTGTCGCCGCCCGGCGCTAAGAAGGGCTGGGAGACACAAGTAGGCATGAGTTTGAAGTGCCTGTCTGGCGAAGACAAGGGCATGGAAGCGCGGTTCACCACCACCAGCGTGGGCGGCAAGCGCGCCGTGCAAGCCCTGGCAGTCGCGCTGGCCGAGCAGGTCGATAAAGACCAGACCAAGCCAGTGGCCATTGTCAAGTTGAAGAAGGATCACTACGCGCATAAATCGTATGGAAAAATTTTCACACCTGTGTTCCAAGTGGTCGAGTGGGTGAGCATGGATGCCGAGGAAGCTGCGCCAGCAGCGCCTGCGGCTGAACCCGAAGCGCCAGCCGCTGGTCGCCGCCGCCGCGCATCGTAAGCCTTTCCTGATGCCGCGTGACAGGCGGCATTGGAAAATGCTATACATAGACTTTGAGACAAGATCGCGTTGTGACCTTAAAAGTCGCGGCGTGTACAACTACGCGCAAGACGCAAGCACCGAAGTGCTGTGTATGTCCTACGCCTTTGACGATGGCGAGGTCAGCACATGGTTGCCCGGCCAGCCGTTTCCCGCAGAGGTCAAAGATTACACGGGCATGATCTACGCACACAACGCCGCGTTTGAGCGCCTGATCTTTTGGTATGTTTTGCAGATCGACTTCAAGCTGGAGCAGTTCTATTGCACCGCCGCCCAAGCCCGCGCCAACTGCGCGCCCGGTAGCCTTGAAGACGCTGGACGGTTTGCTGGCGCGTCGATGAAGAAGGATCACCGAGGCAGTCAACTGATCCGGTTGCTCTGCATACCACCATTCCGCGAGGATGCCGCCCTGATGGCCGAGATGGTCAGTTATTGCGAACAGGATGTCCGCGCCATGCGCGCCATCAGCCAGGCTATGCGCCCGCTCAGCGAGGACGAACTGTTGGACTACCATGTCAACGAGCGGATCAATGATAGGGGCGTGCTGGTCGACGCGCCGCTGTGCGCTGCGGCTGTGCGCTTTGCCGCCGCTGAGACAGAAGAAATCCAGCAGATCGTGGCCGAGGTGACCGAGGGCGCTATCACCAGCGTGAGGTCGCCTAAGATGCGCGAATGGGTGCTGGAGCGTGTCGGTGAGCAGGCCAAGAAGCTGATGTGGACGGGCGAGAAGTATTCCATCGACAAGACCGTCCGAGCCAATCTTTTAATTTTGTCAGAGGAAAATCCAGATGAGATACCGCCCGCTGTTGCCGATGTCATTCAATGCGCCAGTGATTTATGGGCGAGTTCGGTTGCGAAGTTCAGCCGCCTTGCACAGCTATCTGACGAAGAAGATAGCAGAGTTAGGGGAGCGTTTGTATTCGCAGGTGGCGCAGCCACTGGACGAGCATCAAGCTATGGAGCGCAGGTACATAACTTCCCCCGAAAGTGTGCCAAACAGCCATACGAGGTACGCAACGCTATGGTGCGCGGCCACTCAATCACCCCAAGATTTGGAAAACGGATTACTGATGTTCTCAAGTCAATGCTCCGGCCCTCACTGATAGCCAAACCCGGCCATGTCCTGATTGCTTATGACTGGTCAGCCATTGAAGGCCGGGTGCATCCTTGGCTGTCTAACTGCCCGGCAGGCGAGGCCAAGCTGGACGTATTCCGGTCTGGCCTTGACCCGTACAGGGTCAACGCCGCCGCCACCTTCCGCGTCGCCTATGCTGATGTGACCGCCGATATGCGTCAGGTGGGCAAGGTGCAAGAGTTGGCCCTTGGTTTTTTGGGTGGTGCCGGGGCGTTTGAGGTGTTTGGCCGCGCATACGGCATCCACCTGTCTGTTGGCGAGGTGGCCAGGGCTGTAGACGGCTGGCGCAGGGCAAACCCTTGGGCCATGTTGCACGGCCAGCAGTTAGAGGGTGCTTACCTGCGCGCCATGAGAAATAAAAACCATGAATTTAGCGCGGGTCGGGTTACCTATATGTTTGACGGGCAGATGCTCTGGTACAGTCTTCCCTCTGGCCGGGTGCTGTGCTATCCAAACGCCAAATTTGACGATGAAGGCAACGTGACTTACACCAAAGCAGCATGGAAACCCGCCGCCGACGCTACCGAGTGGCCCCGCGCCCGTCTGTGGCGCGGCCTGGCTGTTGAGAACGTCACGCAAGCCGCCGCCCACGACATCCTGCGCCATTCGCTGCGCCAGTTAGATGATGTCGTCCTGCACGTCCATGATGAAATTGTTGTCGAGTGCCCGGCCGAGCAGGCCGAGACAACCGCCGCGCTGATGCACCGCGTGATGTGCGCGCCGCCCGAGTGGGCTGAGGGTTTACCCCTAGCTGCTGAGGGTGTCACTACAACCCGGTATTCGTAAAAAAGAAAGCCCCCGTGGTTAGACGGGGGCTAAATCATCAACTAGAGGAGAACGAAACGTGTCCGATTTTACAGAGTTTTTAAGCAATTTAGCGCCAGAGGGTGAAACTTTTTTAGTCGTGCGGCAAAAGCCGAAAATGAAAGACGGGGCGTTTGACTACCACGCCGATGGCGCGCTGAAGGCCACATGGCCAGCTTTCCTGCCTACGCACGCCATGAAGCCGGGCCAGTCCTGGTACGGGAACACCGCCAGCTTTATCATTGATCGCTTTGGACAAGGCCGCGTTAGCGCCAGCGCCGCCAATTGCGAGTACATCTTGGTGATGATGCTGGATGACATTGGCACCAAAAGCAAGACCCCGCCGCTACCGCCGACTTGGGTCATGGAGACTAGCGTCGGGTCGTTTCAGTGGGGCTACGTGTTCAGCGAACAACCCACCAAGGCCGAGTTTAGCGCGGCCATCAAGGCCATCGCAGACGCTGGCTACACTGACCCCGGCGCTATCAATGCCGTCCGCAATTTCCGGTTGCCCGGCTCTGTTAATTTGAAGCCTGGGCGCGACAGCTTTGAGGCCAAGCTGGTCGAGTTTCACCCAGAGCGCGATTACACGCTGCCCGACATCTGCGCCGCGCTGGGTGTCACGCCCGCCGCTGCCGACAGTCTGACCCTGCGCCCGATCCGCATCAGCGACGATGGGGCTGATGACGTGCTGGCCTGGCTGTCCGGCCAAGGCCTGCTACTGTCTAAACCCAACCCAGAGGGCTGGGCTGGCGTGATCTGCCCCAACGCCGCCGAGCATAGCGACGGCAACCCAGAAGGGCGCTATATGCCCTCGAATAGGGCGTACTGCTGCCTGCACGGACACTGTGTTGACCTAGATTCTCGCACGTTCTTAGAGTGGGTGGCCGAGAACGGTGGCCCCAAGCACACGCCCGGCCTGCGCGAGGAACTGTTCACCGCCGCGATGGATACCGCGCTGTCTAAACTCACCCCGAATGACGTGTTTACCAACGAAAGCGCGGCTCGTATTGCAGAAGTCGAGCGCAAAGAATTAGGTCGTATTCAGAAGAGCGAATGGTACGAGCGTTTTGCCTACATCCAATCGGACGAATCTTATTTTGATATGCAAGACCGCCGCGAGGTGTCGCGCAGCACGTTTAACGCTCTGTTCCGGCACGTTAACTGTAAATCTATCAATAGTGGGCGCAAGATTGAATCGTCCGTGTGCTTTGACGAAAACAGGCAAGATAAGGGCGCTAAAGCACTGGTCGGCATCACCTATGCCGCCGGGGAGTCGGTGCTTGTCTCGCGTGATGGCGAGATATTCGGTAACCGCTGGCGCGATGCCCGGCCACCTGTACAGGCCGGAGATATCACGCCCTGGCTTACCCACTGCCGGGCGCTTGTCCCTGATGCCAGCGAGTTAGAGCATATATTTAACGTGATGGCGTTTAAGCTCCAAAACCCGCAAACTAAGATTAACCATGCCGTCCTACATGGTGGTGACCAAGGCTGCGGCAAGGACACCATGTGGGCACCGTTCATCTGGTCAGTGTGCGGCCCCCACATGAAAAACCACGGCCTGCTAGATAACGACACCATGAGCAGCCAGTTCGGCTATGCCCTAGAGTCCGAGATCTTGATTCTGAACGAGTTAAAAGAACCCGATGCCCGCGAACGGCGCGCCCTGGCCAACAAACTAAAGCCCATCATTGCTGCGCCGCCCGAGATGTTGGCCATCAACCGCAAAGGCCTGCACCCCTACATGATGGCCAATCGGCTGTTCGTATTGGCGTTCTCAAACGATACCGTCCCCATTTCGCTAGACTCGCAAGATCGCCGCTGGTTTTGCGTGTGGTCGCATGCGCCGCGTATGACCCCGGACGCTGCCGCCCGGCTATGGGCTTGGTATAACGCGGGCGGTTTCGCGGCCGTTGGTGCCTGGCTGGCTGCGCGTGACGTGTCCGCGTTTAACGCTGGCGCTACGCCCGCCATGACCGAGTTCAAAATGAACTTGGTAGAGCATGGCCTAAGCATGGCCGAGTCGTACCTTGTCGAGGCCATGCGCCTGAAAATAGGCGAGTTCTCCAAGGGCGTGATCGGATCGCCTTTCCATGCTGTCTGTGACCGCCTAGCGGGCGCAGCGCCCGCTGGCGTGAAGATACCCCAAGCCGCGTTATTGCATTCGTTTAAAGAGGCTGGCTGGGTCGATCTAGGCCGAGTAGCGTCATCCGATTACCCGACTAAAAAGCACCTGTATTGCGCGCCCGATATGGCCGGCGGGAATAAGTCCGCATTGCGCCGCTTGGTCGAGGAATCGCCGCCCGGCGGCCTGGTGCGGGTCAAATGACTATAGGTTCAAGAGGATGGCCAGTAATGCGGCAATGATGGCCGCGAGTGCTAGCCCCATGAGTTGACCCTTGCAGGTGCTATATAAGCATCATGGCCGCGCCGCTTGAACCATGAGACAACCCTCTGCGCCCTATGGCGCGGTATCAGACGTTGGCCAATGGCGCGGCTGTAGACTGCGCCGGGTTGAAATAATTGGATGGTGTAGCGGGTCATAGCTCCGCCTCAAATATATCTTCGCCCTGGGGCTGTGTGACGTGTTCGCTCAGGGGCTGCCAGTCCCATGCACCTATTTTTAAGTGGTCGTTTAACTTTTCGTGGGTTTTGACGTAGTCGGCTGTGCTCATGGTTGCGCCATATTGCGAGTAAACCCGCTTTTCGGCACCCTTACTTTTGACCCGCCTATGCTTGCCTGTGCATTTAGCGTGAGCGGCTAAGAACTTGGCCGCGTCAATAACTTTATAAGTTGCGCGTCCGATAGTGATAGTTTGCATACTGTACCTTTACTGTTACCGGGTCAAATCGCCCGCGTATGGCCATGCTGTGGCCATACACTGACAATCAGGCCGCTACCTTGATCCTGATCACTTTGGCCATGGTCTTACCATGAGCTGGGTACGCGATAACGCCCACGTTTTTATCGTAGCAAGCCCTGCAACCATTGCATTTGCCATCGTGTTCGTAAGCCTGGCATAGGCTAACCATGGCCGGGTTGACGCGGGAATCAGGCACAATTACGCTGCCATGCAAGCCTGGCGTGAAAACGCCGATAATTGAATCAGACGATGGCCGCACCATGACATTGGGCAGGGCTTGCATTGCTTGCAAAACAATGGCAAATTTTGGGAACTTGTGCATGCGCGTTGGCAGCCAGTGTTTCACCCCCGGCGTGCGTTGCATCATTTCGAGCATCTTTTCGGCTAACGCCACGCTGTACATATCGCCCGAATCAAACCAGCGAAAATATTTATCGCGTGCCAGCTCGTTGACCATCTCGTCAACCCATTCGAATCGTTGCCAGTCTGTTCTATTGAATTCGCGTGGTGCCTTGACGTTAGAAAAACGATAGTTTCCGGTTGTCGCGTAGCAACCCTTGCAGGCATCCACCAGCGCACCGGGCGATTCAATGCTACCGGGGCAAGTGTCCAAAGCTTGCAGTGACCATGATCTGATCCCGTCTAATTTTGATGTGATGCTAATTTTTGGCATGATAATTTAGTGTATTAAATGCGCGCATGATCGGCGCGCATGATTTTTAAAGAGAGAATAGAACGAACGTGATGAGGTACAGCACGACTACGAACATGGCCGCACCGGGCCAAATAGCTAGCGTAGACGGCTCAGGCTTGATAGGTGCTGGCCGTAGGTCGATATAGTGCAAGCGGGTTTTGCTCATGTTATTAATTAAAGTTGATAGTTGTTCTCAACTTCCTCATCAATAACCAGCTCGATATGACTTATGTCATGCGCGATAAGGTTATTGACTGAATTGCAGACAGCAGCATAAAAACCTGCCTGAGCTTGGATCTGCTGGCTGTTGCTGTAATTCATGGCCGCATGTGTCCAGCGTTTACTTGCCTGCATGATGTTTTCAAGGTCTGATAATGTCATGCGTGCAAGATAAGCATTCAATATGCGTGCGTGGTCAATTTTGGTTTTGGTCATGTTTAACCCCTTAAAAAGTAAATAAAACAATAGTGATGCTGTACAGCACCACCAGCATGGCGGCTGCACCCATATAAATAGCTAACGTGCCGGGTGCTGGTTCTAATGGTGCAGGGGTGTAGTTCGTGCGATATTTGCTCATGGTGTTTATTCTCCAGTTAGTTATCGGGGCCGTAGCCCCATTGTTTTAAATTACGCCCCAGCCTTCAAAATCTTATCGGCTGCGCCGAATATCTTTTGAGCTGACTTATCGCTAATCTCACCACCAGCAAGCCAATTCTGAATATATCCGCGTGACTCGATAAGACCGGGCAAACCAAGCACCGAGCAGAGAATGTAGGCCACCGATTCTGCTTCAACTTCGCGTATATCGCGTGGTGTCATCTCGTTATCATGCATTGCCTGCTCTAACGTGTGGCCAAGCACAACATGGGCCAACTCATGGAAACGTGTTTTGTGTGGCAAAGCAGCCACCGGGTTGATAGCGATATTTTTGCCTGTAGCGTAACCTTGCGAATTGCCATTTGGTAAGTCAAATTTAATCTCTGTAATTTGCAGGGTTTCTAATGCCTTGTTTTTGTCCCAATTGGGCACTGGAATTTCATTCACATAATCGGCACCCTCAGTTTGATCGAGAGAAAACCAGTTATTTTTAAGTGTGAACCACTGGAAGCATTCGCCGGTTTTCGCGCCAGCATCATCTTTTTTATTGATAGTCACTGGCATTACCAGAGCAATGGCCTTTTCACCTTTTTTGACTTGCCTGCCAAGCTCTGACCAACGCTTGTATGTGGCCAGTGGTGACAACCCCATGCTGCGAGCTTGGAGCTGCTGCCATGCAAGTAGCTGGTTGCCTATGCTGTAATTGTAAAATGTGCTGTAGCACTTTGAAATGATGCCTGGCTGGGTGACAGCATCAGTTAGCATGGTTGCCCATGCTACGATTTTTTGGTTCTCCATAATTTTCCTTTGGTTAGCGGGACAATTTCCCCATATGGCCACAACATGGCCATAAGGTGAAGCTGTGTTTACAGTACAAAACGATGCAGGGAATTTGCGTACACCATATGTCCGGTATCCAATTTGTAAATAGGTTCGTCGCGTTTATATAGCGGGTTGCGCCGCGTGCCCAAACATTCAAGGCCTACTATCGTGCCTTTTGGCACATCGTCACCGTTCTCACCGAAAAAGTGAGTTGTTGTTGTCGCTGTCTTAAACAATGTGTATTTTCTAGGGTTAGCTAAAAAATCGCTGTGTTCGTAGTGCATTAAGTGGTTCATGGTTTTCCTTTGGTTGCATGGAGCTGCACTATTGCTGCACCTGGTATTTAGTGTAATTGATTTCCTTGCATCGTCAACAACTATTTTCTAAGTAGTTTCCCTATGCGGCTTTTGGGTCGTTTGGGCGTGCATTTGGGCGTGCATTTGGGCGTGTTTTGCCCATGCGCTATGAGAGTGAGAATGAGGTTTTTGGGTCATTTGGGCTATTAAAATCATATCTTATGAAAATATCACAAAGACTGTATAGATATACAGTAGTGTAATCGTGACACGTTTTGTTACCGTAACAATGGCGCAACTTTGTTGGATATGCCTAAAGTGCCCAAATGACCCAAAGCAGCTGGCGCGTCAAAAACCCACATCGCTAGCTATGGGTCATTTGGGTCATGCAAAAACAAATGACCCAAATGACCTAGGCACATGACCCATGACCCATGACCCAAATGACCTAGGCACATGACCCATGACCCATGACCCATGACCCATGACCCATGACCCATGACCCATGACCCATGACCCAAATGACCCCTGACCCCTGACCCCTGACCCATGA